CAACACATACTTCATGGTAGAAACTCCAGAAAGGGAAACTAGTGAACAACCTCTTCTTCGATTTGAAGATCGGCACCTTCAGACTCCTCCCAATTGATGCCTTCCATAGCCTCTCCCATCGTCATCAACTCCAATCGACGATTAGCCCGAATCACATCGAGCACCCGTTGGTCACTGGGTAAGTGAATCAAATCCACAATCAGGCACCCCAAATTCAGGTCCATGCCAATACGATGGATTCGATCTTCTGACTGGCCGCGATACTCAGGCTTCCATGAGTTAGACCAGTACACTGCCATCCGAGCCTCTGTCAAAGTGAGACTCATGCCTCCCGACTCCGGGTGGGCAACAAAAGCCACCCGCGGATGATGTTCAAGATCGGCCCAATAGTCCAGGGGTTCTTCATCAGTCACCACGATTCCATCGTGTGTGAAAATGCTGAAACCCCGACCATCACACCGTACCACCGCCCAACCTTGGCTCTGGCACAACTTCACCACGCGGTCCACCGAACCTGTGAAGCCAGCGAACACAACAATGCGGCCGACTTCCTCATTCTCATCCAAGAGCATCTTGAGAGCCGCATCCTTGGGACACGGTATCTCGTGAGTAATCCGTACATGCTTGGGAACTTCGCACGCACCGCCACAGTTGGGACAGGGAACCTCCCGCTTCTCCAACTTTGCTACCAAATCAGGAGCGACAAGCAGCAAGTCCCTGTAGGTCTGATCCGGATTTGTCGGATCACACCACTCTTCCACCACTCCGTCAGTACACTGTTTACAGCGCGTCATCCCATCCGTGGTCTCTCGATACTGGAATCCATCACTCAACTCTCGCAGCAGCGTCATGCAGGTTACAGCATTGACTGAACCCTCAGCTAGTGACTTGGCCACCCGCAGGGTGCTGGCATTCGGCTTGCAAATAACCTTGCGATACCGCTTCTCAGGTAAGGTCAGGCAGTCCTTCTTGTGCTTAATGACTACCAACCCCTTGAGGCGCTCATACATGAACGCAACTTCATTCTTGCTGGGTTGATACGAGTGATAATCGCCCGTATCTTCGCATAGATTTGCATCATGTATATCGTCGTCCTGAAAGCGCCCGCACAGATTACACTTTCGCTCATCATCGCGCCATCCATCCCGCTTTTTGAACTTCTGGCCACCCGCTTCCATATCCGTTAGAAACGCCAGTCGAGCCTCCAACGCCTTCGGACTACCTTCCTTGAGAAAACCTGGCCAAGCAATCTCGCACTGAGCCCACCAATCCACAGGAGTCTTCGGCGATGGTGTCCCCGACATGAGAATCACGTAGCCTTCCTCACCATGCTTTGCTCGAACCAGGTCGGCCAGCATTTGAGCCGCCTTGGTCCGTTGAGCCGTACTGGTTTTCAGCCGCGAGGATTCGTCGTCAATCACCCCATCAGGCAGATCATCGCCAGGTTTCCACTCATCCATCCGGCGGACCAGACCATCGTAAGTCAGAAAATCTACGAAGATAGTAGACGGAAAACCAAAGATGCGAAGTTCACGCTTGATATTGGGGATGCTCGTCTTAGGACCAATCCACCACCACACCTTCTTACCAGACTTCTCCATGACCATCTGGGCCGAAAGCGTCTTACCGACACCCATCTCGGCTCCCCATATCTGGTAGTGGTAAGTAAGGCCAGAGTCCGACATATCGCATTGATGCGGGTGCATCACAGCCGGCTGGCCGTTGCGCGTCAGTGTTCGGTACTCATGCTTCGCCAGCGGCCGGTCAAACCACGCATAGACATTCTGACCCATGAGGTAGCCAAGGTTAAACTGATTCCGTTGGCAGTCCTCAATGGACCACATCTTCTTAGGATTCGGTTCATCGTAGCCATGCCACTTCGAGCCCTTCATTGCCTTAATCTCATCCTTGAGTGCAAAGGGAGAGTTCACGAACCAGATGCGGCCATCCTTAATTTCGATGATGGCCGGGGAGCGGCGCTTGATGCCGCCTGGCGTGAGGTACTCAAGAAAGATGTTTTTCAACTCAGGCATCAGCGCCTCTTATCTTCCAACAGAAAAGTGACTTGATCCGGAGCCTGATGTGTGTTGAAATCAGTCCACACATTCAAACCCTCATTGCAAAACAGGCTGTAGACCTTATTGAAGCAACCTCGCACCGGGAGTTCATTATCCAACGATGATCCAGATGCAACAGCATCCCGCCACTGATTCAATGTACCTGTAATCACGGCGGTCTGAACCCCACGAGCCAGCGTATCGGCAGCCACGAAGGGCATTGCCGCACACTCCAGGATGTCAAGCATGTCGCGCTCGTCGGCCACCACCAGAACAGAAAACGAGACATGAGCCAACAACTTGGGTGGAAGACCCACGGCAGCCTGCGAATCACGTAGGGCCGCCAAGCAACTCAGAAAGCGTTCAGCACCAGATACCCGTCGCTGAATGGTATCGGCTGCCGCAGCCACATTGTAGCCCAACACCTTATGACTGACTCCGATGAAGACATCGAAGTCAATCGCCGGCCGGTTCACTAAAAGTGCTTCAGGTTGCATGGTGTCCCTTTGAATAACGTTGCCGGGGATCGAACCCGGATTGCAGAAGACTAGAGACGAGGATTTAATCAGCCCTCGGGCCTTCAGTGTGTGCTCGTCTAGTTCAGCCGGGCAGCCAGCCCACAACGTCACCGGCAAGTTTTCCTACTAGGTTAGGGCCAAACTACGCCGATTGGTTCTCGGTTTTCCGAGTTACCGGGCCCGTTTGTTGCCGTCGTCCTTGACCGTCACGGTACCGGCATCCCCCGAAATGGTTAGGAACTTGGTGATCTCCTTGAGAATCACCCCCTGCGCGGGCCATGCGAACTCAAGATTGCAGGGAACAACCACGGGCACATGCCACGAGTAGGTACCCTTCTCGACCAACTTGCTCTTCAACGTCAGAGGGATCGCTGTGTGAGGCGTCAAACCTGCCACATCCTCGCCCCGGGTAGCCATCGCGTCGATTGCCGCCTGAGTAAGTGGAAGAAACGGGAAGAGCTTCCGGGCCTCGGCACGCGACGATTTGGTGCCGCAGAAGTATTCCAGGAAACGAGCAGTCCTCTGCTCGTAGACAAGGAAGCTGGGTCCAAACATGCAGTGTGAATCCTTCTTCGCCGACTCATCCTGGATGCGAACGAACTCGGGATTCTTCATGTCGTACACCGCAATCACGGCATCAACATCCGTCATGTCAAGCGCCTTGGGCCGGCGGGCCAGTGGCAGCACATTGATGGTATTGCCGAGGTCTTGTACAGCGTCATCGCCCTCTGGGATGCCGTAGTGACCAGGGCGAACAAGCTCCTTGTTGACGAGTTTGCCCTTCGTGTAAAGTTGCAGACGACCGAGAAAATCGGACGCCTTAGCGATTTCGGCAAACTCGGCATCGGTGCCAATTTGAACCGAGGGAAGTTGCGACAAATCAACAGGAACGAGACTCGTGTTGTCAGCCATTGAAATCACCTCATAGAGATAGAAACAGAAACAGAAACAGAAACAGAACTAGTCTTTCTCCTTTCGAGTAATACGCCGATGCTCGCGGTCACAAGCCTTCTTGCATTGAGCCTCGATACTTTCAGGGTCCAAATGCAGCGCCCAGTCCAGTGCGGCTTGCCATATCTTAGTTTCAGCAGAGTTCATTGAGCGCCGTGCAGCCTCGGCAGGGGTCCTGGATTCTTCCTGCACTTCCTTTACACCACGGAGATAGGCTGTTGGCTTAAACTCGCGTGTAAACATCGCTGCCAACTTTCCTTGCCGCACAGCCTCCGTAAACTGCTTAATGAAAGCTGCCGTCTCCCTCGTGAACTGCTTAACATTCATGGTCTTTGCCCGATCAACAAACTCCTCGCGGTGTCCAGGTAGAATCTTTGCCAGCATGTGGGCGTTGCCCAACGGTATCTCACTCCGATCCACCGCCCTCTGCAACTCTTTGCTCAAGTTGAGCAGGCCCAACATATCCTTGATCCACTTCGGACTCTTGTGAATCCGTTCACCGAGATCCACCATCGACATCTCAGGTTTGTAGGCCAGTATCCTCCGCAGTTGGCGGGCAAACTCGGTCGGGGTCGTCTCTGGCCGCAGGGCATTTGCCTGAATCTGGAGGGCCAGCACGTCCTCATCTGTCAAATCGTACTTGATGATGCAGGGCACCGATAACCGCCCCACATCAAGCGCACAGTGATACCGGTAACAGCCATCTACAATCTCATACTTTCCCGGTGCATCCGGCGCGGGACGAACGCAAATGGAGTTGAGAAAACCGTGAGCAAACAACGAATCCCGCATCTCCAGGTACTCAACGCTCTCCTTATCCACAGAGCGCAATGTCAACCTGGGTTCGACCAAATCAGTAACAGGTAGCTCGCGGGTTTCGTCTTGCATGATGAATTCCAGCGCCGGAATGTATCCCTCTATAGATAGCTAGACGGTTTCTACACGACTTTTTCCCAAAAAACTTGAGCAAATCCCAGCCATAAATCTCCGGGATTTTCTGGGAAAAAGCTGCATAGAAACCGTCTAGCTATCTATAGAGGGACACAGTATTCAGCAAATATAGTGCGTTTACACGCACTCTTCTTTGACGCGGCATCTGGCAGGACCACGCATGAAAGTCACCGAAGTCATCAACAGATTTCTTCAAGCCAAACTTGTGACTCACCCAGGGCACGATCTGGTCGAACGCTACCTGGCACTCGGCGGTGCAGCCGCGATGGAAACACAAGTCAATGTTGCTGCTGGAAACGGCGAGCCAGTTGAAGGCAAGCGCACCACTTGGACCGATGGAGTCAACTCCTGGTGGAATATCCGGGTACCCAAGAAAGCCAATGCCATCCCGGAGTGGGATGATTACGAATTGCGCTACCCTCTCGCCGAGCACGCTGAAGGAATCGGGAGCACCGGCTGGGATTGGGTTGCACGCCGCTCACGTTGGCTTGGTTTTGACTTCGACAGTATCACTGGACACGCTCAAGGTGTTGGCGTCACAAAAACTGACCTGGAAAAAGTCTGTGAAGCTGCCAAAGCAATTCCCTATGTTGAAGTTCGCCGCAGTACCGGCGGACAGGGCTTTCATCTTTACGTCTACTTTGATGCCGAGGGTGTACCTACCGCCAATCACACAGAGCACGCAGCATTGGGCCGCTGCATCCTTGGGATGCTTTCAGGGGAAGCCAATTTCAACTTCGCCTCTGCCGTTGATTGTTGCGGAGGCGTAATGTGGCTCTGGCATCGAAAAATGACCCCAGAAAACCAGGGGCTCGCGCTAACAAAGCCCGCAACGAAGACACTGAGTATTGCCACGTTACCCACCAACTGGCGCGACCACATTGAAGTCGTCACCCGCCGCCAAACACGCATTCGTCTCGGAGGCATTCCCGATGAAGCCCGGGACCCGTTTGAAGCCTTAGCCTCTGCCAGACGGATTGTTCCCCTGGATGATAGGCACAAGGCTGTCATTCAAGCCCTCATGGAAACCGGTTACTCGACAATCTGGATCGCTGACCACCACTTATTGCAGACGCACACAGGCGGACTACAAACATTGATGGACGAACAACGTGGTGAACTTGGACTCATTGGATATTTCCAGACCACCAGCCCAAAGAAAGACAAAGGCACGCCGAACTGTTTTCTCTTCCCCCTGTCCAATGGTGCCTGGAAGGTCTATCGCTTCTCGCCCGGTATCAGTGAGGCTACCACTTGGACTCAAGATGGAAACGGCTGGACAACCTGTGTCTACAACTGTCTACCTGACTTCGAGACCGCTTGCAGGTCACATGGCGGGATGAAAGACCCAGACTCAGGGGCCTTTGTCTTTTCCAAACCAGACCAAGCTATCGCGGCTGCGGATGCTCTCGGCCAAAAGATCAATATGGATGCTCGATTGAAGGACCGCGAGACCTCACTGAAGATTTCCAAAAGTGGCAAATTGGCCGTCTATGTCAAACGAAACAAGAAAACAGACAAACCAATTGAGGGTTGGCTTCCAAAAAGAGACAAGTGGGTCCGCGAATATGACAAACACATCACCACCCGGTCCACCGATGAGCTTGACTACAACAATCACGATAACGCGCTGCGAGTTGTAGTTGGCGGAACCAGCAACAAATCAGAAAGTTGGCGCGTAGCAACCAAAGACGGCGA